CTGCTACTGGAAATGGTAGAAATAATGACGGCATGTTTGGTGGAGATGGTAGCTGGTGGATTATTGTTTTATTCATTTTTGCTTTCTTCGGATGGGGAAACAACGGCTGGGGCAATAATGGAAACGGCGGCGGATATGCGGCCACAGCAGCTACTCAGGCGGATATACAGAGAGGATTCGACAACTCTGCTGTGATTAGCAAACTTGACGGAATCAACAATGGCCTCTGTGATGGATTCTATGCAGTGAACAACGGTATGCTTACCGGATTCAACGGCATCAATACGAATATTATGCAGACCGGCTTTGGAATCCAGCAGGCAATCAATGCTGATACTATAGCCAATATGCAGAATACAAACGCGCTCCAGGCACAGCTTGCAAACTGCTGCTGTGAAACCAGAGAAGCAATCCAGGGCGTGAACTACAACATGGCGCAGAACACCTGTGCATTGCAGAACACAATGAACAGTAACACAAGAGACATTATTGACAGTCAGAATGCAGGAACAAGAGCAATCCTTGATTACCTGTGCAACGAGAAGATATCCAATCTCCAGGCTGAGAACAATGATCTCAGACGCGCCGCTTCTCAGGATCGCCAGTCTGCACTTCTTACAACTGCAATGGCTTCACAGACACAGCAGCTTATTAATGCAATCAATCCGGCACCGATTCCGGCTTACCAGGTACCGAATCCGAACACATACTACGGATGCGGATGTAACACCGGATGCAATTGCTGATAACTTCATATCGAGAGTATCTTTCGATTGATTTCGGATGTCGGCTTATGCCGTATTACACAGAGGGGCAGGCTGAGACCTGTCCTTTTGTGATATGAAAGGAGTATTTTTATGGCAGAATTCACAAATGTAGCTGCTCAGACTGTAGCAGCAAATGGAAACGTAGTATTTTCAAACACAGCAGTTAAAGGTTCTAACTGCATTCAGCACAGAGAAGGAAGCGGAATCATCACTCTGAGAGGACTGACTAATCAGTGCAAAGCGAGATTCTTTGTGGATTTTTCTGGCAATATCGCAATTCCAACAGGCGGTACTGTCGGAGCTATTTCTCTGGCTATTGCAATCTCTGGCGAACCGGTTCTTTCTTCTCAGATGATTTCCACGCCGGCAGCAGTAGACCAGTACAACAATGTGTCCTCTGGAATCTATATTGATGTACCTCGCGGATGTTGTGTTAATATCGCAGTAGAGAATACAAGCGATCAGGCTGTTTCTGTTGCGAACGCAAACATTGTTGTGACCAGAGAAGCATAGGAGGTGTGATTATGAGAGACATTAAAGACTTATGTGCAAGAATTGAAGACGAACTGTCCAAAATTGCTGACAGTGGGCTGACTACCGGAAATCTGGAAATGACATACAAATTGATTGATATGTACAAAGATATAAAAAACACGCAGTACTGGGATAAAAAAGCTGAGTATTATAACGCTGTTCTTGACGAGATGAAAAGCGGATATGGTGATCAGTACAGCGAACGTGGGCGCAAGCGTGACAGCATGGGGAGATACAGCCGCAGTGATGGGAGAATGATGTACCCAGATTATGATCGCGGCAGCTCTTACGGTGATGAAAGTCGCGACTACGGAACCGGAAGAGGAAATTATAGCCGATCTGATGGACGAGACACTTACAGTGACTATATGACACAGAAACAGAATTATCGTTCTGGAAAGTCTGAGGACTGCAAGAGGAAGATGCTTGCCGCTCTGGAAGAACATCTTGACGAACTTACTACAGAAATGAGCGATATGTCCAAGGACGCAGAGTGCCGGGAAGAGCGTGATCTTGTTAAAAGATACGTTGAAAAACTGAGAAGTATGCTTTGACTCTTGCAAATGTGGGGACAACTTTTTAAAAAAAATGTGATACTATAATCTTGCAAGGCATGGTGAACCTTGTAGGGCTTGCTGATTAGAAGTTTTTGCTTTCTTTTTCGCTTCATGTCCTCCTTTCTTTGTGAATATGTCCTTAAGAGAAACAGATGAAGTAGATTTGAGCGGAATCTGGAGGTTGAAAAGCGGGTGCAATTTCCGGCATATTCATTAGCCAGTTTGACTGACTGGTAACACCTCTTTGTAAATGAAACAACATCTCCGTGAAAGTCGGATAGTGGCAGGCATAACACGATAAATACCTTGCTAACCCGGGAATCCGGGTTATATGGAATGTAGCTCAGTGGTAGAGCAGCTTACATATAGCGTGCCAGAGGTTCGATTCCTTTCATTCCATTATAGGTTTATCCTTATCCTGTGGACTGGAATTTAATTCAAATAGTCCTGAAAAGGTGTCTTCTGGGAAAGCGGTAACGATTGGCGGTGTTACGGCGGACTGTAAATCCGTTCCCTCGTGGTAAACATTATAGGTTCAATTCCTATCTTTCCCATTACCTTGCCAGTGGTCTAACTGGCTTAATCCATTTACCTGCGGCGGCAGGTCAATAAACACGGCCAGGAGGATATATATGCAGAAACTCATCGACACATTAAAATCATTTGGAATTGAGATCCCGGAAGACAAACAGGCAGATGTTAAAAAGGCACTCTCTGAACATTATAAGAATGCTAAGGAAGTTGCAAAAACCCTGTCGAAAGTCGAGGGAGAACGTGATAACTGGAAAGAACGTGCTGAGACAGCAGAAGAAACCTTAAAAGGTTTTGACGGTATCGACCCGGCGAACATTCAGACAGAGCTTGCTGGATGGAAGAAGAAGGCTGAGGACGCAGAGAAAGAATTCAATGCGAAGATCTATGACCGAGATTTCTCAGACGCACTTAAAACAGCACTTGATGATGTTAAATTTTCCAGTGAGGCTGCAAAGAAGTCTGTTATGGCAGACATTAAAGAAGCCGGATTAAAACTGAAAGACGGTAAAATCCTTGGACTGAACGACCTAATCGAGCAAATGAAACAGTCTGACGCATCCGCTTTTGTAGATGAATCTCAGCAGCAGGCTCAGCAGAATCAGGCAAGGTTTACTACTCATGTTGGACAGCAGCAGACACCTGGAAATATGACCAAGAAAGATATTGAAGCAATCAAAGACCCGTCCGAGAGACAGGCTGCAATTGCTCAGAATATCCAGTTATTCCAGTGATTTTTTACACCGACTATGCATCAGAGCGTAGTCGCTAACCCAATACCTTAATAGTTATGGGTAGAAAGGATTTTTTATGGCAGCAAAATCTAATCTTATTATGACAAATGATATCCAGGTCACAGCACGTGAGATTGACTTTGTTACCAGATTCGAAAGAAACTGGGAACACTTACGTGAAATCCTTGGTATCATGCGTCCAATCAAAAAGACACCCGGAGCGGTTCTTAAATCAAAATATGCAGAGGGTACATTACAGAACGGAAATGTTGGTGAGGGCGAGGAAATCCCTTACAGCAAATTCGTTGTAAAAGAAAAGCCCTATGCAGAAATGAGTATTGAGAAGTATGCAAAGGCTGTATCTATCGAAGCGATCAAAGATCACGGTTACGAGAACGCTGTTCAGATGACTGATGATGAATTCCTTTTCCAGCTTCAGACCAATGTTACTGAAAGATTTTATGATTATCTGAAAACAGGTACCCTCACATTTACAGAAACTACTTTCCAGATGGCTCTGGCAATGGCTAAGGGTCGTGTAGAAAACAAATTTAAGCAGATGCACAGAAATGTAACTGGTGTTGTTGGATTTGTAAACATTCTGGATGTGTACGAGTATATCGGAGCAGCTGAGATTTCTATTCAGAATCAGTTCGGCTTCCAGTATATGAAAGACTTCCTGGGATTCAATACAATCTTCTTACTATCTGACAGCGAGATTCCGAGAGGAACAGTAATCGCCACACCTGTTGAGAACATCGTTCTTTACTACGTGGATCCGAACGAATCTGATTTCGCAAGAGCAGGTCTTGTATACACTGTATCCGGTGAGACGAATCTGATCGGATTCCATACACAGGGCAATTACCATACAGCAGTATCTGAAGCGTTTGCGATCATGGGTCTTACACTTTTTGCAGAGTACATTGATGCTATTGCTGTTGGAACTATCAACGCAACTCAGACACTTGGAACTCTCACTGTAAATTCCGCAGCGGGAAGTAAGAGTGGAGATACAAAAGTGACTGTTACTCCGGCAAAAGCAAACGCAGGAAATGTGTATAAGTACAAAGTTGCATCATCTGAGACTTCCGTAGACTACGGACAGAATGTAAAAAACTGGAGCGCGTGGGATGGAGAATCTGATATTACCGCAGCAACAGGGCAGGTAATCACAGTGGTTGAGTGTGACAGCACCTATAAGGCACTAAGCGCAGGACACGCGACTGTGACAGCAAAATGATGATCAAGTAGGAGGTAGCTGGCATGGCTTATGCAGATTATAAATTCTATACAGAATCATTCGGCAATGTCGTGCCAGAAACCGACTTTCTACGACTGGCAGAAAGAGCTAGTGATTTTGTGGACACAATGACATTTGACAGGCTGGTGGACGGACTGCCAGCAAACGAACGCTCACAGAAGCGTATCAAAAAGGCGGTCTGTTCATTGGCTGAATTAATGTATCAGATTGAGCTTGCTGAAAAAAATGCTACCAATGCCGCTGTGAACGGTACATCAACCACAATCGGGTCCGGTGGTAGCACTACAGGCATTGTAACGTCCGTATCCTCTGGCAGTGAATCCATTTCCTACGCCACGCCTCAGCAGATTGGAGCGAGTGCAAAGGAATGGAACGCAGTGTATGCAGCCGCCGGAGACGTACAGAAAACGAACGACTTGCTCTTAAAGACAGTTTTACCGCTTCTGATGGGAGTAAGGACGGATGATGGAATACCAGTATTGTATGCAGGAGTGTAATTATGGAATTAAAAGAACTCACCAGTAAAGTAATAGAACTGTTGAAGATCGAAAGCCCAGAACAGATTCCAGATTCTTTGATGGAAATTGTACTGAATGGAAAAACGGAATATTTCGACAAATTCTGTAATCTGGTAGAGGACTTGTCTATTGATTGGTTACAGAAGATCTTCCAGTATTACCTTGCCGATAGAAAAGTAAAGATGCAGGATTACACGCCTGTTTCACTGGCAAAATTTGTCGGAAAACTGGTACGGACAGAAAATGAACACACTGTATATGATTTATGTGCCGGAAGTGGTGCGTTGACTATTCAAAAATGGAATCTGAATAATGAATTGAAATTCGTATGTTATGAGTACGATAAAACGGTTATTCCGATTTTGCTTTTCAATTTGGCGGCAAGAAATATTGATGCAGTTGTTGTAAATGGCGATGCATTGCAGGATGAAGTTTTTGCAACTTATCTTGTAAAGAAAGGTGATAAATATTCTTCTGTAAAAAAGACAGAAAATTTTAAGCCAGAAAAGACAGATAGTTGTATTTCAAATCCACCATATAATATGCAGTGGAAGATACCGCCGTTTGCACAGTTGCAACCTCGCTTTAATGAATGTGAGTTGCCTCCAGAAAGCAATGCAAATTATGCTTTTGTTTTGACCGCATTAGATAACTGCAAGGAAAAAGTTTCAATGATTCTTCCGTGTGGGATATTAACTTCAGAACTAAAAAATGAAATAGAAATAAGAAAGTATCTTATTGAGAAGAATCTGATAGAATCAGTTATTTTGTGTCCAGATAAAATGTTTGAAGCTACTTCGATTGCAACTTGTCTTTTGACACTGAACAAGAAAAAAGAGACAACACATATTGCATTTTTAGATATGCGTAAAACTTGCGATGTAGAGCAAAGAGAACAGAATGGACAGTTTGGTGGGGCAAGCCACGAAAACAGAACATACAAAAAAACAGTTAATGTTTTTACTGACGAACAGATGGAAAACGCCATTGATTCTATCGTTAATCAGAAAAATGTCCCCGAATTTTCAAAAAGCGTGCCTTTTCAAACTGTAGCAGAAAACAAATATACTCTTCTCCCAACACGATACCTTGAATTTAAAGAAGAGGATTTTACACACAGAGATTACGGAGAAATCATTGACGACTTAAACAGAGTTATCAATGAGAAAAATGGTCTCAAACTGACAATGAATGAAACGCTTGCAAAATCAATCGGATTGTATGACATATTCCAGATGTTCAAGCAGTCGGAAGAAACAGCGGATTCCATGAATCAGATGCTTGCTTTTACCGGAAAGAAAATCGAAAAAGAAAACTTTATTTCCATGACGAAGAAAGCAGGAGAACTGAAATTTGAAAACGGAAGCAAGAATAACATATCAACTATATTACTTTCAATTTTGCAGATGTGGAAACAGCACATAATGTATCTGAACAATGAAGAAAACAGATATTTGATAGAATTGAGAGACGCACTTTTACCAGATTTAATGTCTGGAAAAATTGATTTGGGAGGTGATAAATAATGGAAGCATTATTTACAAATGTAACTCTGATTCTAGCAGTAATCAGTGTTTTGGCATTTTGCGTGTCTGTGATTACACAGGTGATTAAAAATGTTGGGTTCCTGTCGAAAATTCCGACAGATGCCTTGGTACTTGTACTGTCTATCGGAATTACTGTAGCTGCTTTTGTGGCATATATGCAGTATATCCATATGACAATCTTGTGGTATATGATTTTAGCAGCTATCATGGCCGGGTTTATTGTGGCGTTTATTTCCATGTTCGGATGGGAGAAGATTACGGAATTGTGGAAGCGAACGTCCAAGGTTGACGTGGATAAGCTGAAAAATAAATGATTAAGGAGAGGGTATCATGTACGAAAAAACGGTGACGATTTTTAATTATTACGAATCAGCCACAACAGGAGATGCGTACTGGTATCCTCATGTTTTATCCGGCGTTGACCTCATTACGGACAAGGGGGCAATCCTCAAAAAGTATGGGCCAGATGCAACAGACAACGCACAGTTACACGTACGCTATACCGCCCAGAATGGTGATATAACCATTACTGATAAAGATGGCAAGATTCTCCCATATGTACCGCCTAAAGAGTGGAAAAGGCAGATTAACAATGCCCTGGAGGATACTATTACATTCTCAGATGAATCGTTCTTCTGGCAGGGTGAGTGGACTGGTGGAATAGTAACCGATGGCGATTACCGAAATGGATTCTATCAGTACATGAACCAAAACAAAGACAATGTATTCAAAATCACCAGTGTGGGCGGACCGTATACACTGATCCCACATTTTGAAATATTAGGAAAGTAGGATGCAATATGGCGGATAAACCGATCGGCAAGGACGCAGAGGGATATGAGATTCTGACAGAAGCCATGAAAGCACTTCTGAATCAGTATCCGGGGTTATATGAAAACGAAACAATCAAATATGAAGAACTGGGAACCGATAGCGGCATCTCGTTCTTTGCGGATACAGGAGCATTAATCTATTCAGAAAAAGAGGATGTATGTGGAACGATGCACCAGGTGTGCCAGTACCCATTTATCGTGGTATATCGCACAGCTTCCGAAAAGGAGCGCCAGAAGCTATCTGTTCAGAAGTTTCTGGACAACCTTGGAAAGTGGATTTGCCGGGAACCAGTCACAGTAGATGGCATTGAGACGCGCTTATCCGCGTTTCCAGAGCTTTCCAGAGGGCGAGTGATAAAACGCATCATTCGCGATAATTCCTACGGCACAGAGCCGCAGGAGAACGGCGTACAGGACTGGTTACTTCCAATCACAGTCAAATATGAATATGACTGGGAAAAATGGTGATTACACCACTTAAATATAACAACTAACCGGCTATCAATCGGAGATAGTCGCTAACCTACACAGCCTTTTAAAAGTTATAGGCAGAAAGGACATTTCTATGGCAGTTACAGGCAAAATTGACCGTAAATACATGGCTCATTATATTGATGCAGGTTCCCTCTGCGGAGGGCTGACACCAAAATATGAGCGTCTTGGAAAGGACCTGGAAGAGTACAATGTCGAACTCAATCCAGATACCGAAACATCTAAAAACATTCTTGGAGAATCCACATTTAAACACAACGGCTATGAAGTTTCTTCTGACGCTGATCCGTTCTATGCAGACACTACTTCTGATCTGTTTGGAGCATTGCAGAAGATCGTAGACAACAGATATAAAGACGATAACCTCAAAACAAAAGCAGTTGAGGTTCACCTCTGGACAGAAGCCACAGCAGGCAAGTATGAAGCATACCAGCAGGATTGCTACGTTGTGCCGACAAGCTACGGCGGTGATACATCCGGCTATCAGATTCCGTTTACCGTGAACTATACTGGCGAACGTGTAAAAGGAAAGTTTGATATCAGTTCCGGTACATTCACGGCTGACAGCGAATAAGTACATATACAAGGAGGGCACGCCAAATGGCAAAAATAATTAACACCAAAATTGATGATGGAATTCTCATTTTTACATTCACAAACAATGAAGACGAAGTTTTTTCTTCTTTCAAACTGAACCCGACAGATATCAATGTAGCAGCACGTGCAGAGGAGCTGGAAGAATACTTCGAACAGCTTAAAGAATCTATTCAGAAAGTCACTTCCGGTAAAGAAATGGCTGAACTAAATAAACAGATTGAGGATAAGATCAACTATCTGCTCGGATATGAAGCATCAAAAGACCTGTTCAAGGAACCGATCACAGCAACCACTGTATTCGGTAATGGTCAGGTGTTTGCTTATATTGTTCTGGATAAGATCGCAGAAGCAATCGCACCGGAAATCGAAAAGAGGAAAAAGAAAATGCAGGCAGCAGTCAATAAGTATACGGAGAAATATACAAAATGACCGCCTATGAGCTTCCCACCTCACTGAACATAAGTGGGGTGGATTTTTCTATCAGAACGGATTTTCGAGCAATCATTGATATTCTCATTGCACAGAATGATCCAGAGTTAGACGAACAGGCAAAAGCAGTTGTTATGTTGCAGATTCTGTTTGAGGATTGGCAAAGCATACCCTCAGAACATCTTGTAGAAGCTTGTCGGAAAGCTTGCGAGTTTATTGACTGTGGTCAAGTTGACGATAGTCCGAATAAACCCAAACCTCGCTTGATGGACTGGAAACAAGACGGAGATATGATCGTTCCGGCTGTAAACAAGGTTGCTGGTAAAGAAATCAGATCAGTGCCTTATATGCACTGGTGGACATTCTTTGGATATTTCATGGAATCTGGTGAATGCCTGTTCAACACGGTTGTTGGAATCCGGTCAAAAAAAGTAAAGGGCGAAAAGCTTGATAAATGGGAAAAGAAATTCTATCAGGAAAACAAGAATATTATTGACATAAAAACACGTCTCAGCGAAGAAGAGCAAGCTTATAAAGATAAGCTAAATGAGATGTTGAACCTCAAATAGTTAGGAGGTGGACACATGGCTGCTGATGGCTCAGTCATTATTGATACCAGAATGGACACATCGGGTGTGCAAAATGGCGTATCAGCTATAAAACAGTCATTTAACAGCCTTGGGAGTGCTGTAAAAAAAATCGGTCTGCTGATTGGTGGGGCTTTTGCTGTTGGTAAATTGGTACAGTTCGGCAAAGAGTGCGTTGCCCTTGGTTCCGACCTCGCAGAAGTTCAGAATGTGGTCGATGTTACATTTACCACCATGTCGGATAAGGTCAATGAATTTGCAAAGAATGCAATGGTTTCAGCCGGACTGTCAGAGACAATGGCAAAAAGGTATGTTGGTACGTTCGGAGCAATGTCTAAGTCGTTCGGATTCTCAGAAGCACAGGCTTACGACATGTCAACGGCTCTAACACAGCTAACTGGTGATGTGGCATCATTTTATAATATCAGTCAGGACCTGGCTTATATCAAACTGAAATCAGTGTTTACGGGTGAAACGGAAACATTAAAAGATTTGGGCGTGGTAATGACCCAGTCGGCACTTGACCAATATGCACTTGCAAATGGCTACGGCAAGACCACATCCGCCATGACCGAGCAGGAGAAAGTAGCTCTCCGTCTGGCTTTTGTGCAGAAGCAGTTATCAGCCGCATCTGGTGACTTCATCCGTACTTCTGACAGCTGGGCGAACCAAGTCAGAGTGATGCAGCTACAGTTGCAGTCTCTCAAGGCAACAGTCGGACAGGGACTGATTAATATTTTCACACCTGTTCTGAAAGTAATCAATATTCTGCTCGGTAAATTGGCAACTCTGGCAAATGCATTTAAAAGCTTCACAGAACTGATTACTGGCAAGAAATCCTCTGGTCAAACAAGCGGAAGTGGAGCAGGGCTTGCCGGAACAGGAGCGATTGCAGATACAGCAGATCAGTATGGACAGGCAGCGGATAATGCAGAGAAACTGGCAGATGCCACGAATGACAATGCAAAAGCTACAAAAAAAGCGAATAAAGAAACAAAAAATTATCTTTCGTCACTTGATGAAGTGCACAAAGCTAGTTCTACAGGAAGTGCATCCTCCAGTCCATCCGGCCCTGGTTCCGGTGGAACTGGTTCTGGGGGCGGAGGATTGCCGAGTTCGGTTGGCAGTGTGGACTATGGCAGTCTGGCAGAGGGAGAAAATGCGCTGGACAAAATCAGTGATTCTGCCAAGAAGCTTGCTGATCTGCTCAAGAAGCTCTGGAAGCCATTTCAGGATGCATGGAAGAAAGATGGCAAGAATACTATTAATGCAGCAAAAACCGCACTTGATGGACTCAAAAAGCTCGCTGTAAGTGTAGGTAAAAGCCTTGTAGAGGTCTGGACAAATGGCACAGGCACAACAATGCTCACAACCATGCTTAAGATTGCCCAGAACGTGCTTAAGACCGTTGGGAACATTGCTTCCGGTTTCGCTGACGCGTGGAGCAAAAACAACGTCGGAACGCAGATTATACAGAATATCGCAGATGCTCTTGTGGTGGTCATGCAGTTTGTTGAGAAGATTGCAGAGGATACAGCGACATGGGCGGCAAACTTGGACTTCTATCCGCTGTTGGAATCTATTAGTAATCTGACCAGTACATTTGCACCAATTCTGGAATCTATCGGAAACGTTCTTGAGTGGATTTACAATAATATTGTTCTTCCGATGCTGAAATGGCTGATTGAAACAGGAATTCCAACAGTGATTAACCTAGTGTCTGATTTGGCAGGATTCTTTGCGGATCACCAATCAATCATAGAAGCATTCGGTGCGGCTTTGATTGGAGCATTTGCCGCTACAAAAATAGCAGGATTAGCTTCGAGTATTGGTAAAAGCATCAGTACGATCATGTTGTATGCAAAAGGCCTCATAGCATTAATGACTGGTTCCGGCGGAATTATAGGCGGTATTAAAGCTATTGCAACAGCTATCGGACCGGGGGGGATATTTGCTATTGCCGTTGGAGCTTGTATTGCGATTGGCGTATTACTGTACAAAAACTGGGACAAAATCAAAGAAGTTGCAGGAATCGTAGCATCTGCTGTTGTTGGCTTCTTTAAAACAATGGGCAAAGGTGTAAGTATGATTCTTTCTGATCTGAAAGAAACCGTTACTGGAATCTTGGATGCGATAGGAACACTTGTTTCAAATGTCGTTTCTTCGATAGTTAAATTTGTTACTTCAAAGACGCGAGAAATGGCAGAAGCGGCAACCAGAAAAATTAGCGACATGAAAGAAAAAGCTTCAACTTTATGGAACGGTATGAAAGCCAATGCAAGAGAAACCTGGGAGAATATCGTGACGATTGTGGGAAATAAAGTTGCAGCTATCCGCGATGCTATTGTAAACAAATTTACATCGGCAAGAGACAGAGTGGTGGAAATTTTTGGCGGTATCCGTGATACCATCCGGGATATTCTAAACAAAGTCATCGGAATTGCAAACAGCGCTATTGGAACTGTAAACAGTGCAATCGGCGGCATTGAATCAGCATTTACATTTGGACCGTGGAAGGTTCCAACTCCGTTTGGCTCAAGGACAATTGGATTTACGGCTAATTTCCCAAGAGTTCCTACAATTCCATATCTTGCAAAAGGTGCCGTTATCCCGCCAAGATCAGAGTTCCTTGCAGTGCTTGGAGATCAGAAGAACGGACGGAACCTGGAAGCACCAGAAGACCTGTTAAGACAGATCGTGAGAGAAGAAACTGGCGGAAACCAGAGCAGTGGAGGAAATTACAGATTTATAGCGCAGTTGAACCGCAGAACGATATTTGATGAGATGATTGACGAAGCAAAGTTAAGGCGTGATGCAAGCGGTACAAATCCGTTTGAACTGGCATAGGAGGGAGAGAACGTGGCGTTTTCAATAAGCAAATCAATAACTGATAGATATAAAATAAATGGGCTTCTCATCCCTCAGCCAGATAAGGATATGCAGTGTAAATTCGAAACTACATATTCAGAAGGAAGTAACCGTACACAGTATGGAAGAGCAATAATAGTACCACTTTATACAGTTATGCAATATAGCTATAAAGCCACAAATGTTCGCGTTGATGAGAAATCAACTAATCTCGTGAACGCAATCATTAAAGGAGAACCATTTATGTTGTATCACTGGTTAGCGCACAAAAACGAATGGCGTTCAGAACAGTTTTATGTTGGGAAAATGCAATATAATATAGCTCAAGTAGGAGAATATTATTCTGAAATATCATTCAATATGCAGGGGGTGAATCCACTTGATTAATGCATCTAAAGCATTTAAAAATGCACTTGCAGAAGGCAAAATACTATATGAAATAGTGGATATCACCTTCGCCGATGGGAGAAAAAAGACCTTAGATAGTGAAATTCTGGTAGGCGGAGGAGACTTTACGGATTGCGCAGAAAGCAGCAGTTTTCCGATTGGAGCTACAGTATGTAAGTCTATGACTCTGAGTATAGATAACACAGAGGATCAATGGAAGGATTATTATTTTTATAAAGCAAAATTAACTGCTTATTTGAAAATGAAAATATATGATACTGTAGAGACTATTAAAAAAGGAACCTACACCATTACAACTCCGGAACAGTACGGTGAAGTTCTTGAATTCACTGCTTTGGATGATATGTATAAAGCAAATGCGCTTTACACAAGCAACCTTGTACTTCCACAGTCAGCTTTTACATTGCTCCAGGATGCCTGCGCGACAATTGGAATCTCTATGGGTTTTTCTTCCATGGAGCACGGAGACGTGGCAATCAACAGTATTCCAGATGGAATTACCTTCCGGCAGCTGATCGGCTGGATAGTTATGTTGGATTCGGCTAATGCAAGGGTGGATGTAAATGGTAATTTACAGTTGATCAAATGGGATTTCGATTCAATATCAGTAGATTACGGAGCCACAGTCGGGGATGATGGATATCTTGTATTTGGAAGTGGATCAAGCGCAGATTCCGATGGATTTATTTCTCCAAATGCCGGAAACTGGTACTTAGATAGTGATGGATATCTCACATTAAAAGAAGGAGTTGGAAATCCTACCAGGTTGAGAGATTATCTTTTTTCGCCGACTCTCTCAAGTGATGATATCGTAATAACCGGAATCAAGGTAAAAAATACGGAATCAGATGCCGTGTACGGAAAAGATGGGTATGTCCTGGAATTGGAAAATGATTTGCTTGGTGATGCTGATCTTGAAACTGTAGCTGGATGGATTGGAGATAATCTAATCGGGAAATCATTCCGGAGCATGGAAGGAAGTCTGATTTACAACCCGTTAACAGAATTTGGAGATATGGCTTTTACTTACGACAGAAAAGAAAATAAGTATATAACGCCAATTACTGATGTATCAAGCAGGCTGAACGGAACAACAGATGTAAAAACAAAAGCCGAAAATCCAATAAGAGGGAGCAGCAAGTTTTTATCATCTGCTGATAAAACATTAATAGCTGCTAAAAAAATCATTAAAAACGAAAAAACAGCCAGAGAACAAGCTGTTAAAAAACTTGAAAATGCGCTGGCTAATTCAGAGGGACTTTTTGAAACTCTTGAGGTGCTTGAAGATAAAAGCGTTATTACTTATTTGCACGATAAACCATTACTAGAAGAATCAAAAGTTGTGATAAAGCTAACCAGTAATGCTATAGGGGTTTCCAATGATGGCGGTGAAACTTATCCATACGGATTTGTTGTTGACGGAACATTGATAACAAGGCTTTTATACGCAGAAGGGATAAATGCGAATTATATAGATTCCGGTGCTTTAACTGTGAGGGATTCTGATGGAAATATAATATTCCAGGCAGATATGAATACAAAAAAAGTATATCTCGATGGATCCGTGCAGATAGGCGGTGGAAAATCTATCAATGATATCGAGCAAACAGCTGAAAATGCAATGAAAGCAGCTGCGCTTGCTAAAAATATGACATTGCAATTAAGCAACGAATATCAGGGAATATCTGTTGACTCTAACGGGAATTACGGGACATTTCCAAGTGGTGTGACTACACAGGCAGTCGTGATGTACGGAACACAGGATATTACGGATGATTGTAGTTATACGATATCAAAATCTGATGGAGTGGATGGAACATGGGATATCTCAACAAAAACATATACTGTAACTGGATTAAATACAGATAATGGATGGATAGATATAAAAGCTACTTATCTGGAAACATTATCCGTTAGCAAAAGATTCTCTGTTTCAAAGCAATACGCCGGGGAAAAAGGAGAACAAGGCGTACCTGGCAGAACGTATTTTATTGAAATGTCAGCGGATATTTTAAAACGTGGACAGGATAATAAAGTATCACCAAACAATATAACTGCAAAAGCATATTATAGAGATGGGGATAAGGCAGAAAGAAAAGAATATAAAGGCAGATGGAAAGTTCAAACATCAACTGATGGATCTACTTATAGTAATGTTTTAGCAAGTATTGTGGATGAATCAGAAAAATCTTATACAGTTGGATCATTGGACAGAAGTGTTGTGTATATAAGGTTTATATTGTATGAAGCTGGAGGAAACAACAATCAGCTTGATATACAGACTATTCCAATATTGATTGATGTGGACGCACTTACCCACGAAGAGATATTTAATCTTCTTACAAATAATGGTTTCATGAAAGCAATTTATAAAGAGGGAAACCAGTTATATATTTCGTTCACCTATGCAAAAGGTGGAACGCTGAAGCTTGGCGGTCCAAATAATGGATATGGCACCTTTGAGGTGTACGACGCGAATGGAAATATAATAACTCAAATAGATAACTCGGTTGGATTTAAAAACTTCAAGGGAAAAGAGTGGTTTCAGATAAACGAATCCGTAGCTACGGCTGGTTACGATTCCTCCCTTGTTCATGGGCTTCTCGATTTATCCGCGCAATACTCTGATGGATATTGGACTGTTTTGGAGAGCAAACAAGCTGGTCTTCTTTTAAAAACTGTATCTAGAATGAAAGTGGAGACGACTGGAAGCAGCTCTTTGACTCTCAATGTGCCAGAAATGCCTAAGCTTATAACTGGTAGTAACTTAGGAAAGAATAGCAATGGAGATGTTGGAACAATTGCATCATCCTCTATGCATTATAAAATTCTTGGGAAAACCGTAAAGGAAGACGAACTGGAAGACCTCTATAAAGTCAAGGTAATCTGGGCGAAGTACAAAGACGGATATCTTATGGAACAAGACGAACGGTGCGGTAAAGAAATGCCAATGTTTATTGCAGAGGATATTGACCGCAGATTTCCAATTGCTGTTGACCATGATAAAAAGGGACGTGCTGAAAACTGGAACTATCGTATTATGATTCCATGTATGTTCGCAATGCTAAAAAATGAGCATGAGAAAGTCAAAGAATTGCAATCTGAGTTGGAATCAATCAAAACAGAACTGACGGAATTAAAAGAGCTTATTAATCAATACATAGTAAAAAAGGAGGTATAAAAATGTCTGACAATAAGCCTATCACGCGAGAAGAAATGTATCTTGCAAAGTTAACTGGAGATTATACAGGGGAGATACCAAAGCCAATAACCAGGAAAGAGAGATATCTGTATAAACTGTGTATTGATGGAATTGGAGCTAGTAAGGAAAATATCGCAGAAGCGGTCCAGACGTACCTGTCCGATAAGGGCGTTGGACTTAACATGGATACAGATGGCTATGTGAGTTTGAAAACAACAGAGGTAAACAATAATGGCTGATACATTTAAAGGGATAATCACAGCAGATGGAAAGAAACGGCAACTACCTTACGGTGCAGTGTTGGAAACGCCGGTTTCTGACACAACGTTATCTAAAGAGGGCGGGTTTGCAGATTCCAAAGCGGTAGGGGATAAATTTGCGAAAGTGGACAGTACAACCGCTTCACTAAAGGAAGATATAGAGTATTTTAAAGATGATGTTACCAAAGCATTTAACGTGACTGAAAATCTATATAACCCACATTCATTTACAAATACAAAGGGTGTAGCATTAACTATTGCTGATGGTACAGAGTACGCAGATTCTACAACAGTAAATGCAATTACAACTGGATATTTTGACACAAATGAGGGGGATGTATGGAGGTTTTATAGATGGAATACAGCCAAGGATAATATATATAAGCTGGAAGTAAGAGTGCATTGGTTTGATGAAAATGGAAAGTATATAAGCGGTGCAATTATAACTGGTGATGTAACAGCACCTATAAACGCTAGACGTTTACGTTTTACAGAAAAATTCACATTACTATATCCGACGTTAGATGTAATGGTTACTAAAAATTATTCGTTTGGTGTAAATGGTTATGTCCCGTATGGTATTACGCAGTTAAAAGAAACATTCTTGCCAAGAGAAAAAGTATATGAACAAGCACATAGAAACGGAACACTTCATAGCGGTGATTCATGGGTATTGGAAAATAATAATATTATGGCAAGAAAAGTGTTTGTTTTGAGTGGAATTGTAAACTCATTTTCTATACTTGAAATGGGGCATGGTACTAAAACAAATTCTCCTTCGAGCTGGATAGTCGTAGATAGCACAAATATTACAGTATATTCAACACCCACCGACAAAGTAATACTTGCACACGGCTTATCCATTGTGAATACAATTCATATTATAATTGAAGTAGCCGCAAACTATAAAGCGAAAATCACATTAGTATCTAATGGTGAAAAATACAATACAGAACAAGACTGGGATGGTAACATTGGAAATATTTTTGTAAATAGCATTAATACAGAATTAGCAAATTGTGCCGTATCTTGGACTTGCAAAAATTATTCTTCACCAATATGGGCATATGGAGATAGCTATTTTGGTATGACAAATAAGGCACGGTGGATTGCTCAGTTGTTAAGCAATGGTTATGGCACAGATATGCTCATTGATGGTTATCCGGGTAGAGGTTCTGATAATGCGTATAATTCATTACAAGCTACATTAAAACACGGCAAACCAAAATATATATTATGGGCTGTGGGTATGAATAACCCAGATAATGAATCATCTGTTAACGGAAACTGGAATAATAGATTTAATGATGTAAAGAATGTGTGTAAAGAAAATGATATAATACTTATCGGGTGTACAATTCCGAATACACCAACACAGTTTAATAGCTACAAAAATAACGTTGTTAGAAATGCAGGAATTAAATATATAGATTTCGCAAAATCAGTGGGTGCTGAACACAAGGGAGATTCGTGGTATGACGGTATGCTGTCGGGTGATAATGTACACCCTACGGAAAAAGGTGCTATAACATTATATTTACAAGCATTAGCAGATTTTCCAGAATTGGCGAACACTTAACTAAAGGATGCTTTAGCGAAGCATTGCGCTCCTTAATTTTGAGGGGCGCACCAAATATGAAAGGAATGATACAATGAGCAAATTACAGGAATTTTTAAACCTTGGTGATTATTACGCATCCAACGGCGGATATCTTGAAAAGAAAAGTAAGGCCTATCTGGATGATTTTAAAAAGAATGCCGGATACAACAATTACACTAAATTTGCAAGAGATGTGAATAGCTGGGGGCAGCCAGGATGCCAGGGGCAGCCGTGGTGTGCGGAATTTCAGTTCTGGAAGTTGGTAAAAGTAATTGGAATCACAAATGCACTCAAAATTATGGGCGGTGGTTTTTACAATTGCGTATCAATCACTAATTGGGCTAAGAAAAAAGGTACTTGGCGCAATACTCCAAGTGTAGGCGCACTTGTAATCTTCCGCAACGGCTCTCATGTTGGAAGTGTGCAGAGTTTTGATAGCTCGAGAATCTATACAAATGAAGGAAATACTTCTAGTGCAGCTGGCGTGGTGGCAAATGGCGGAGCGGTTCGCAATAAGTCCTATTCCATAAACGATCCAGCAATCGACGGATATGTTTGGATTGACTGGGAGTCCTACGAAGATACAGCAACCTGGAAAAAAACAGGAACCAGAGTGGCGACTGTGAATGACTTATACGTCCGCGAGACACCGAATGGATATGTAATGGGTTCTATTGATAAAGATACTGTTGTTTATATTGATGGAAAAACAAGTGGAAAATGGACGCATGTTAAAGTTTCCGGTATCGGTATTGGCTGGATCTGGACTGGATATCTGGCGGAAAAGGCAAATTCCGAATCTTCCACTATCACAGACAAGCAGGACAAGAGACAGGTTCTCTTTAAAGGAAATGTTGCTGCAACTGTTCTGAATGTTCGTACATGGGCTGGAACTGAGTATCCAAATATTAAAAAATACCCGAAGCTTAACCAGGGAAATGAAGTGGAGGTAATGAATTTTACCCAGAAAGATAAAAACGGTAGTAAGTGGTATTATATCCGTATTGCAGGAAAGTATTATGGCTTTGTATCTGCAAAATATATTAAGAAGCAGTAAAAATATCCCGGGGAATTAACCCCGGGAATTTCTTTTATTTAATTACTGATAACATCAATGAGCCAGTTCGTCAGCACATAGAAGATATCATTAATTATTCTTCTGGATTTTCGGGAAAATGTCGAGCTGAAAACCAATCTCGTTGCCTTTCCCATAAGCGTTTTTGGCATCTTTTGAGTATGTAACCTTTTCAATTAAACTCTTAAGCATTCTATTCTTCGATTCCGTATCAAGGCTCCAATAGTTATCAAGCAGCTCTTCGCAACGCGGGATAAAATCCGACTGTTGTTTTATAATGTTCTCGTCATGTTTGATTTCTTCTTTTAATTTTTCTATAGTGTCGGAGCATGACTGGATAGATGCGGATATTGTTTTGGCACGTTCAAGGAAAACCTCAGTGGTATAGATACCCTGTTCGAGTAGGTCATATTGTTTTGCTTTTTGGGCGTTTAAGCTTTCCAGCTCGTTTTCTTTTTCGTGTATGAGATTCTGCTTAGAAGTTATTCCGCAATCAATAGCCTTTGAAGATATATTAATATCATTGTTTAACTTATATTCCTCCACGATCTCCTTAATTCCATTAATCACAGATTTTTCAACCAGAGACAATTTGCTACTTACTGTGGGGCAAGACGTATATGGACACATGAGGGTATCTTCCTGTCCACGCTTTTGATAAGGGCGTCGGACCATAGCACGTCCACATTTGCTGCAATAGACAATTCCGGCAAGTGGATTACGAATCGAGTTTGCTATACTAACTGGGCGAGGTGGATTCTTTTTTCGAATTTCCTGGACGGAATTATACAGATCCTCCGATATAATAGCCGGATGCAATCCATCACAAATAAGAGTATCTTTTGATCGAGGACGCGCCTTAATTACTTGACCATTCTGTATAGTCTTCACTGTTTTTCGACCATTCCACCGGATTTTCCCGATGTATACCGGATTTGTCAGAATTCCCTGTATGCTGGCAGGAGTCCAGTCGCCGCCCAGTGCAGATTCTATTCCCATTTCATTTAATTTCCGTGCAATCTTCGCAATTCCAATTTGTTCGCAGCCATCACCGGCATACCAGGTGTAGATCATTTTTACAATCTCAGCTTGAGTCGGAACAGGTCGGAGAGTATAGCCTTTTTCTTTTTCAAGTTTTACTCTTTCGTATCCGTAAGGTGGTTTGTTACCACAATACTTGCCCTCTTTGACAGATGATATTCTTCCAACGTTCAGCCGGCGCTTGATGGTTTTATACTCTCTGCGGCTCATAAATAGCCCAAACTCAAAATATTCTTCATCAAATTCATTGTTCGGGTCGTATATTTTTGTTGGGGTAATAATCTTCGTGTCGGAATATTGGAATGCTCTGGACACAACACCTTGGTCGATGGTGTCACCTCTGGCAAGACGTTCCACCTCTACAACCAGGACTCCATCCCACATGCCGGATTCTACCTCGTGAAGAAGTTGCTGCATGACAGGACGGTCGGCGATAGTTTCTCCAGATACCACTTCGCGGTAAATTGCACCCACAATGTACTCTTTTTTCTTTGCAAGATCTAACAGGATCCGTTCATGTCTGGCAAGAGTTTCACCCTCTCCGTGCGCTTCAGCTTCCCGATCGGCTCTGGATTTCCTTAAATAGATACATACTGATTCATTCATTTTATCATTCTCCTTTTTTTTACTTGTGTGATAATCCAGGAGATGATATAATTATGGTGTAGGTAAGATTTTCTCCGAGATTATCTTATTTATTAAACCGGTTCCTGTTGGTCGCAGGAGCCGGCTTTTTATTTATCTAATTGGAACATTAAATATTGCGGAATATTTTGTGTAACTATTTCCAGCATAGCTATCAATATATATTTTCAACGGTCCTTTATGATCTACTGCAATGCAGCTCTGCGCATGGCATTTTGCGCCTACAGGAATAGACTGTGGGGAGTATGTAGGAGAGTTTGGATAAGAATATCCTGCATATCCACTAGAATCTATAACTCGTTCGATGTCTAATGATATAAATAAACCATCCATCATTTCATCAGTATACCCAATGTTTTCATAGGTATAGTCAATCAAATAAACAGCTGCTGGATTTTTGTCTGAATAAGGATTCCTTTCTGACATTTCAGTTGCGTAATTAATTGTAAGTCTCCACTGTCCAGGAACTGTCCAAGTCTGACCGAGGTTGAATACAGGTGTTACTGTATTGTCAGTTCTGCTGTTTGATGGCTTTGGCGTAGGTGTTGCTGGAACCGTAACTGTCACTGACTGGGAAAATTCATAGGTGGAAACCTTAGCAGTGATAAAAACAGTACCAGCTTTTTTAGCTGTAGCCTTTCCTTTTGAGTTGATTGATACAATAGACTTATCACTAGACTTCCATTTTACCTTCTGTTTTGTCCCAGAAACTTTAAACTGGTATGTTTTACCATTAATGATAGAAGCTGTCTTGCTGGACAGTTTAGGAGTTTCTACAATCAGTTTGCATTTGTAAGTGGTTTTGCCTTTCTTTGCAGTGATTGTTGTTTTACCTTTTTTCTTAGCAGTTACAATTCCCTTTGATGACACAGTTGCAACCTTTTTGTTGGAACTTTTCCACTTAAATTTAGAACCTGGAATTTTTAATTTAGCAAGCTCTGTGGTGCAGATATATGCTGTAACTGTTTTTCCTTTTTTTAATTTGATTGACGAACGATAACCTCCGCCAGTCACTGAACTTGCGCCAGATACATTCTGGTTAGAAGAATTAGTTACTTGATTAGAGGTTGCTGGATTATCAGTAAATCCGCTTCCGTCCCCGAAATCCTCCGCATATACAGGCGTGAAAAGCAATAATGCGGATAAGATTACGGAAAGAATTGTTGTCTTTTTCATTCTCATATAAAACCCTCCTTATATGGTTTATTTTATCTGATTGTACCACAGCACAAAGCAAAATAAAACATAATATTTCTAAGTAAAGTATAATAAGCATGTCGAATTTTCTCGATTTTCGTCAAATACAGCATTAATGTAAGAAAATTTGTGCAAGATTGAGATATTGTATAATTGTTATATTGAGAGTATAATATAAACTAATTTTGGAGGGATTTTATGAAAGGAATAAAAAAGCTTGTTATATTTTTTCTGTTTGGGATAATGCTCACATTTTCTGTACGCGCGCCGCTATGCGAGAGCATCGACCCAACAGATTCCGAAGTGATTATTAAGGCAAGCGCCAATAATCAATACGTAATACATAATTATACACAGGAGACCATATCTGAAGAAGAAAAGCAGCCATTTGTTGTGAAGAAAAGCAACAATATTTCTGCGGAATGCAAATGTCATTTCTTTTTTAATCGTTCAAGGCAAAAGGAGGGCGTACTGTTTAAGCAGAGGGCGAGAAGTATGATCGATCCAGTCCGTTCTATATCGCTAAAAAGAGGGTATAATGAAATAAAAGAGAACAAATGTTCTTATTGTGCGATATTGGGAGGGACGGAAAATGGATTACAAAAAGGAAATTATTGAACTAATAGAAAGCTGTGATAATATTCACTGGCTAAAAACGATATACGCATACATAAAAAGATTAATAGGATAGTAAAGAAAAAGACAAGGGTTTGCGCATTGCCCTTGTCTTTCTTTTTTACTTGTTTGAAATCATGTCAATCAGTTCTTCAAGCTTATCCCATCCATCGTCGTCCAATCTGGCTAATGCAGATATAAGACGGTGTCTAAATGAATCTTCGCCGGATTTCTGTATGTCCGCGAGCATTTCTGCAATTTCTTCATCCTTGCTCTTTGGAACGAACATACTTCCTTTTCCTGTTCTGAGCCATTGTTCACTCACTCCAAATTCTCTGCATATAGATTTGATAACAGCATCTGTTGGATTTCTTAAACCAGTTTCATAATTAGTAATGGTATTTCCCTTTACTCCAATTATGTTTCCAAATGCCGTCTGAGTGAGCTTCTGGGATTTGCGCACTTGTTTGATTCTGTCTTTCACTTTTCCTCACCTCCGATGATAATATATCATAAAAAACTCACAAAGTCAATATTTAATGTTGACATATAGCTCACATCGTGATATTATAAACTCACAAAGCAAGGAGGTGAACAGGTTGAAAAAAGTAGACTGGTCGATAGTAGCAATCGTACTCAGCATACTTTCCATTTTAATAAATCTTTGTTTTAGCGGACGAGATTTATTAAGAAATTTACGTTGGATATTATCTTGTCTAGGTTGGTAAGTATTGAAACAATGACGGATATTACAGAAATAATTGTTGCAACATTAGCTTTCTTCTTAGCTTTAATCGAATCAGCAACAGCAGAATCGGCTATTTGTTTTGCACTGTTAGCAATATCTTTTAATGTTTCGTATTTTTCCTCATCCGCCATCTGCTTATATACACTATACGGCAGTGGCGGACTGGTTGCCATTATTGGCATTTTGAAATCCATTTTAATCACCTCCCATCTACTGGGAGTATACCACAAGAAAGGAGTGAGTACATGTCAGAAAAAGAAAAAAGAATCGTTGAAAAGCTGAAAGATGCGATTCCTAATATGTCAGAATTTGACAAGGGATACATTCTTGGTAAGACGGAAAGTTTTTCCGAGAATAATCTGGAGAAAAAATCAGATAAGAAAGAAACTGCAACTTCACAGTAATTAAAGAGGAGGAAGAAAATGAAGAAATTTGAATTAACATCAGAAACCAAAATTAACATTTTCGGAAAGAAACTTTTCCGAATCAAGGCGCTCGTTTCATTTGGAGTTGTAAAAACTGGAGAAACTGGCGGATGGGTAGAAAAAGAAGAAAATGTAAACCAGTCCGGCAATGCATGGGTGTTCGGCAATGCAGAGGTGTTCGGCAATGCAGAGGTGTTCGGCAATGCAGAGGTGTCCGACAATGCAAGGGTGTTCGGCAATGCAAGGGTGTTCGACAATGCAAGGGTGTCCGGCAATGCAGAGGTGTCCGGCAATGCAGAGGTGTCCGACAATGCAAGGGTGTTCGGCAATGCAGAGGTGTCCGACAATGCATGGGTGTCCGGCAATGCAAGGGTGTTCGGCAATGCAGAGGTGTTCGGCAATGCAGAGGTGTTCGGCAATGCAGAGGTGTTCGACAATGCAAGGGTGTTCGGCAATGCAAGGGTGTCCGACAATGCAAGGGTGTCCGGCAATGCAGAGGTGTCCGGCAATGCAGAGGTGTCCGACAATGCATGGGTGTTCGACAATGCAAGGGTGTTCGGCAATGCAGATTACGCAACTATTCATGGATTCGGTACTCAATTCCGCACAACTACATTCTTCAGATGTAAGGACAAACAAGTTAAAGTGTCTTGCGGCTGCTTCTATGGAACAATTCCAGAGTTCTGCGAACAGGTGAAAAATACCAGAAAAGGCAAAATCGCCGAAGAATACTTGATGATTGCCGATCTCATGGAGAAACATTTTGCAGAAGAAGCAAAACAGAAGAAGCATCATAATCTATCGTAGAAGGGGGAATTGCAATGGCAGTAATCAAAACAATCAAAATGGGGTCTGGGGTAATCAGAATACATGATGATTACTGCAAAGACAACACAGCTGAGGACAATCAAAGGATTGTCGATGAATGTTCAAGAATTATCTTGGACTACTACAGAAGAAAAGAAGCAAATTTGGCATAAACGCCCCGGAGGGAGTCGCAACCTCCACCCCGGAGCAGTAAGCCACTAAACCAACCTTAGTGGATACAGGTAAATTATAATCCTCTATCCGCTAAAAAGTCAATATTAAGCGAGAGGAAAATAACATGGAAAATAAAAAAAATGTAGCAAACAACGAAAAGATTACATGGAACGATTTGGAAACAATGCTGGCTACCGAAATCGTGAAAAAAGCAAAGAGAGAGACTAAGAAGTGGTTCAGTGCATGGCTTTTGACTGCCGCGCTGTTAATCATTACTAATATCTTTTGGTATATTGCTTACAGTCTGTAATCTTTTTCTTTTTGGAGGGAAAAGAATGAAATCACCTAGACAGAACAGAAAGGATATCGTAGTCAGTGCGATTATTGGGATTCTGCTTACTTTTCTTCCGGTGTGGATGTGGGAGAAGAACTTGCAGCAAGTTCTGGCAGGTATTGTATTCGCATTGTTTACGTATTTAGCACTGCTTTGAGAAAGGAGAATGGAAATGTTGTGGAAAATGATTAAGGAGATTATTGATCTCGGAGAACGTATTTATAATGAAACACCTGCTTATTTATCCATTGATATTAGCACTGGAACTGGATCTGTTAACATCTATATCATGGATAGAGGTTTTGAAAAGGATCATGGATATGATGGATTATACACGCTCTTATTAAGTGACGCGCAAGAAAAATTTAATCGTAGACAGTTTGAAAAAGCTAAAACTCACATGCTTAGACTTCTTGAAGAAGAGGTGAATGCTAATGATGTATGAGACATCAATGCTCAGAATGCTACCTACACTCACCCTGGTCCAGGTAATCAATGATCTTCTCCGGGAAATGCAGAGTCGAGGAGACAATATCCTTGATTATGAAAATGCGGACATGTACCTGGACAGAATCGAATATCACGCTGGAGACCGAAAGGAAGATGGAAAGATTGTTCTAGGAGAAGGCGACAGATCAGACAACCTGTATTGCTTTTTTAAGGCGGTGTAAACATGGAAGAGCGCATTAATGAGATTGTTAGATTAATCGACACCCAGCTTGCTATTGTGCCGGATAATCCGATAGAGGAATCATACAAGGCGAGAGCATTGGCGAGTTATGTACAGGCTTTAAATGGGCTTTTAACGGCCCAGAAATCATATAAGGAGGAAAGTATCAGTGAGTGAATTTGAAATCCGTATTCCGGCAAGAAAGAAGCAGCCGGCAACCGATAAGGACAACCCGGTCGTGAAAGTATCAACAGGTGCTTACAATGCACTGGTTGAAATCTATAACGAATCGACCTTATCAATGAAAGATATTGCAAGTTTGCTGATCGTTGAGGGCAGCAAGCATGTAGTTTATGACAAGGAGGAATGACTTATCGCAACACCCGTATTAATTATAGGAAAATCTGGTTCTGGCAAAAGTACCAGTCTTAGAAACTGTCAAAACAAAAACTGGAACCTTATCAGAGTATTAAACAAGCCACTTCCATTCAAGGGGAAAATTGACGGATGGTTTACAGATGATTACCAGCAGGTAATGAAGTGCCTGATCGCATCAAAAGCAGAGTCAATTGTTATTGATGATGCAGGCTATCTTATCACTAATCACTTTATGAGAGGGCATGCTTCTGCCGGAAAAGGCAATGCAGTGTTTGCTCTGTACAATGATATTGGAGACTATTTCTGGAATCTTATCCAGTTTATCGTCACGAAAGTACCGCAGGACAAGATCGTATATATGATGATGCACGAAGAAAAGGATGATTCTGGAGATGTGAAACCAAAGACCATAGGAAAGCTACTTGATGAAAAAATTTGTTTGGAAGGTCTTTTTACCATCGTTCTTCGCTGTATTGAAGAAAGCGGAAAACACTTATTTGTCACTCAGTCCAGCCAGGGAGCAGTAAGTAAGTCTCCGATCGGAATGTTTGACAGTTTAACTATTGATAATGATCTCGCAGAAGTAGACAAGATCATTAGAGACTATTACGAATTAGGAAAAGGAGAAAACAATAATGCAGAAACCAAATAGCTATGACACAACACAGGCAGCAGGAGAATTTGAACCGATTGCTCTTGGCGGACACAAGATGGTTATTAAGCAGGTATCAGAGAAAAAATCCCAGGGTGGACTTGATATGCTTGTTATCTTGTTTGATTTCGCAGAAGGAGACGAACAGGCGGGTTACTTTATGAAGCAGTTTGAGAACGATATTCGTCCAGACAAGAAATACCCGAATGCAGGCACAAACTACATGGTCATTGACGAGAGTGCAGATTATGGTGTCCGCAACCTTAAAACATTTATCACATGCGTAGAAAAGTCAAATCCGGGCTTTGCTGTTAAGTGGGGTGACAACTTCGGACAGCAGTTTAAGGGAAAACTGATCGGCGGCATCTTCCGTCTGGAGAAAGACTGGTACGACAATAAAGAAGTGAAACGCCGCAAGCTTGCATGGTTCCGCAGCCTGGAAGGGATCAAAGATGCAGATATTCCAGAAGAGCGTACCACAAAAGCGTATGACGATCATCTGAAAGAAGAAGCTATCATGGGAGCGAATCAAGCTGGTACGGACTTTATGAACATTCCAGACAGCGTAGCAGATGATGTCCTTCCGTTCAATTAATATAGAGGTGAGTTAATGGGATATACACATGGAATACCATGGAACGACGATCTTATCAAAGAAAATATCATGATAGTTGTTGAGAAATTGAATTTAGATCATTTTCCAACTCATTCCGAAATGATAGAAGTTTTTGGAAACAAAAGCCTTGCTTGCAAGATTGCAAAGCATAAAGGGACTGTATATTGGGCTGAAAAACTTGGACTGCCTCTTAAATATTCTGATACAACTTTTGGAAACAAATATGAAATAAAAGCAATTTCAGATATTTACGAGAATGTCGGATTGAATAGTGTACAAACAAGCTCAAGGCACCCTTATGATTTGCTTACTGATAACAGTGTAAAAATAGACGTAAAAGCATCTAAGGAATTTACAAACAATTGCAATTCAAAGGCATTTACATTCAACCTTGAAAAGAAAAATCCGACTTGCGACATCTTCCTTTTATATTGTTTGAATGATGATGAAACATGTCGAAAGGTATTAATAATCCCTTCCTGTTCAGCCCTCGGAAAAACGCAAATAGGAGTAGGAGAGAATAGTAAGTGGAATCATTACGAAAATCGTTGGGAGATTATAAAACAGTATAGTGAATTCTTTGGAAAATACAAATACCAGAAGGATGTGATCTGATTGGTCGTACAATGTGATACACGTGAACACAAAAAGGAATGGGAACGGATTCAGAATCAGTTTGACGGACTTGGAGTACAGTATTTTCGCTCCAAACTATATTGCGGAGATTATCAGTCGCTGGATAATGCAAAGCTCTGTATTGACCGCAAAAAGGATTTACAAGAGCTTGTAAATAATGTCTGCCAGCAGCATGAAAGATTCAAAGCGGAGCTGATTAGGGCACGTGAAGCAGGTATTCAGCTTGTCATTCTATGTGAACATGGAGACGACATAAAGTCAATTGGTGATGTGTATTTCTGGGAAAATCCCAGAAAGCACAAAACCATCTGGCGGACAGTAAACGGAAAGAAAGTCAAAACCGTAATATCTGAAAAAGCTATTGATGGTTGCCAATTGTACAAGTCTCTTTGCACGATCAGGGATAAATATGGAGTTCGGTTTGAATTCTGTACAAAAGAAGAGACTGGACGGCGAATCATGGAGTTGCTGTCATGACAAAAGATGAAATCAAGCAATCAGTGAAAATGTCTGATATTCTTTCCAGGTATGGACTAAAACCAAATAGAGCTGGTTTTATATGTTGCCCTTTTCACAAGGAAAAGTCAGCATCCTGTAAAATCTACGATGATTCCTTTTACTGCTTCGGCTGCGGAATCGGCGGTGATGTGTTTGATTTCGTGATGCAATATGAATCCGTTCCTTTTAGCACTGCATTTATTGAGCTGGGCGGTACTTATGTATCAAAAAAAGGTAAAAGCCGCAACCAGATTAGACATGAAGTGCGAGATATCAAATCAAAAAAATGTAATCCCACTCAGGATCCTAATGAGATTGAGCAGGTAGAAAAGAACATACTTATGTACGAAACAGCGCTAAAAACCTTCCCTCCTGGTTCAGAAGAGTGGTATATGTGCCAGTTCAACCTTGAAAAAGAAAAAAGCAGATATGAAATATTGTCAGCTAAGGCAGGAGGTGAGAAGCATTCTTGAAAATATTGAAAATTTGCAAGCAAACGATTTTATGCAGAAACAGTTATATGAAGAACTTTTTTCAATAAAAAATAAAATTGACCGTTCGGAAGCTAAATTTAAGTTAATGGACAGAGCGAAGAGCTTAAGAGTAAAAAGCATAGCCGAGGAATTCATAAAAGAATTCCAGAAAGCAGAACAGGACAAAGAAAAGGAAGAAAAAGCAAATCGTTCTTTGCAAACTGTAGAAAATATTACAAATTTTTATGAGGATGATATTGGAAAAGAATATCCTAACATGGCTTGCGGAAGCTGGATAGCTACAGAAAACGGAATATTTTCTTCTGAGACATCCAAGGCAAGGGAACTTGTGTGCCACCATCCAATAATGCCAATCAAAAGATTAAAGAATCTTGAAACCAATAAGGAACAGATAACCATAGCTTTTAAAAGAGATGGACTTTGGTCTGAAATGACTGTTCCTAAAAGCAATATAGCTTCGACACAAAAAATTGTCGAGCTTGTTGATTATGGAATTCAAGTTAATGCGGAGAATGCAAAACTCCTCATAAAATATTTATCTGATGTAGAAATGTATAATGCCGATATGATAGACATACAACGTTCTACGAGTAAGCTTGGGTGGCATGGTGATGTATTTGTCCCGTACGATCTTTCGATTGTTTTCGATGGCGAATACCGCTTTAGAACGCTATTCCAGAGTATACAGGAAGGTGGAGATTACTACAAGTGGGTGACGTTAGCTAAGGAACTGCGATCATGTGGGCGGTTAGAACCGCGAATAGCACTGGCAGCATCTTTTGCAAGTGTTCTTATACATCCACTTAATGCACTGCCATTCATCGTAGATTTCTATGGGCAGACAGGCGGAGGCAAAACGGTGACCATTAACATAGCCGCTTCTATCTGGGGGGATCCTGCTCCAGGAGCTTATGTGGGAAATTTCAGAGCAAGCGATACAAATTTGGAAATTCGTGCAGATATGCTCAATAGTTTGCCGATGGTGTTAGATGATTCTAAAAACGCATCTAAGTACGTGCAGGATAACTACGAATCATTGATTTATAATCTTTGCGCCGGGAAAGGAAAAGGGCGTTCAAACAAAGATCTTGGTGTTGCAGAAGAAAAAACTTGGAATTGTGTCACTATCTGCAACGGCGAGAATCCTATTTCAGAATTTGCGGATTCCGGTGGAGCAATCAACAGAATTATTGAAATTGAGTGTTGCGAAGATATTTATGAGAATCCAGCAGAAATTAATAGCACTGTAATGAAAAATTATGGCTTTGCTGGAAGAGTATTTGTTGGAAATCTAAAAAAATTTACACCAGATGAGCTGAAAGAAATGAAATCTGAGATTGAAAAGGGCTTTGATGGATATAATTTTCCAGCAAAACAGGTAATGGCTATATCTACTCTTCTATTGGCGGATAAATTAGCTACAGATTTCATATTTAAGGATGGACGTGAGCTGACAGTCGAGGATGTTGTGGACATACCTACGCGCAAGAAAGATGTATCGGAGGGGCAACGATGCTATGAATTTATCATTGAAAGCCTTTCAGTATACGGACAGCACTTTGATGCGCAATTCAGCTGTGATCAGTGGGGATTCAAAGAGACACCAGATGAGTATGGAGACGTATATGTGTATTTTTATCCAAAGCCTCTTGAAAATCTCCTAAAGAACAACGGATTCTCCAGAAAAGCCTTTTCAGCATGGGCGATTAATCGAGAATTAATTAAGCATACAGGAAAAAGGGATACGGTAATAAAAAGAGATGGGGGAAGTGTAATGAGACTTGTTGCTGTAAAGATTATTGATATAAAAGATCTTGAAGACGAACAGGAAAATGAGCATGTTGAAGCTGATTTTATACCTGCTGATACTGGAACAAGTGTTCTATTTTCGTGATTTGTAACCATGTAACCATGTAACCCGCGGAAAAGCATGTGTATAGGGAATAAAAAAATATATAAAAAAATCATATATACATTGCAATCTCCTATAGGAAAACCTTGGTTACATTGGTTACACGGTTACATAACTCTGAAACCCGCATAAAATAAGGGTTTGCGGTGTAACCAAGGTGGTTGAAAAGTTGGTTACACATTGGTTACAAAAATAAAATGATTATACAAATTAAAAAATAAAATTAAATTGCATGAAAATTCAGATTGTTACAATTGGTTACTAAGGCATAAGGAGTGGTTACAAAAATGGAAAAAGAGAAGCTTAATAAAAAACAGCGGTACGCATTGGACACAATGTTGTCTGGCAGTAATGTTTTCCTTACAGGAGATGCAGGAACAGGTAAAACAACGGTTATCCAAACGTTTATTGATGAAGCGGAAAAAGCTGGCAAAAGTGTTCTGGTATCGGCTACTACAGGAATTGCGGCTGATAATATCGGATATGGTGCCACAGTACATAGAGCACTGAACATCTCAATCAAATTTGAAGACTACAAGAAAAAAGTGAAATCCAGAGCTGAACTATTGAAGGAAGCAGATATTCTCATTATTGACGAGATCAGCATGTGCCGGTTCGACCTGTTTAATATGATTGCAAAGACAATCATCACAGAGAATGAAGAGAGAGCCGTTGACAGACTTTTGAGCGGAAAGGATAAAGAAGATATTCAGTTAATCGTAATTGGAGATTTTTACCAACTTCCCCCAGTTATCACGACAGATGATCGTAAAATCCTCTGCCGGATGTATGGATCTGATTATGGAAAGGGTGGAAAGTACTAACACGGATATGCTTTCATGTCTGAATACTGGAAAGAAATGGGGTTTGAATATATCAAACTTGATGAAGTATGCAGGCAGAATGATGAGGGGTTTAAGTATGTGCTGAATGATATTAAATATGGCAACAATATTAGAAAATCCATTGCATATCTGGAAAATAACGAATCGGACAAGGTTATACCGGAAGCACCGTTCTTGGTTGGTACTAATGCAGAAGCTGATCGGATTAATAATACTTTTCTCGGAAAACTGGATAAAAAGACCGAAAAAGTGTTTCATGCAGCAGTTGACGGAGAATTAACGTCTGCTGATATTAAGAATATTGCATTTGCCAGAGAGGACTTAATTCTTAACATCGGTGCAAAAGTGATGATTACAGTCAATGATCTGTCTGGAAACTACGTCAATGGAACGATTGGCATTATTCAGAAAATTGTGGACAACGGAGAATTTGAAGAATCCTATCTGGTTATCAAGACTGATAAGGGTAAAACAGTTAACTTGTACAGATACAGTAAAGACATTGAGAAACAGGTTATTGAGGAATCTGAACAAGAAAAGGATGGTCAGAAGATCGTGAAAGAGAAGATTGTCCGTAAGAAATTTGGATCGTTCTCTCAGTTCCCGGTAAAACTTGCCTGGGCAATCAGTATTCATAAATCACAGGGACAGACATTTGAAAAGATTAATATTGATCCTTGTTGTTGGGATCCTGGACAGTTCTATGTGGCTGTTTCCCGGGCTAAATCAGCTAACGGCATACATTTTATCAGACCGATAAAACAGAGCTATATAAAGGCGTTTAGCAAGGATAATGAGCGACTTCTTGAACAGAGTTTTGAGGTAGAAGAAGGTGTATAAGTATGAGAGTGACGCATGAGCAGATACCGAACACCATAAAGTTTTTACAAATCGACTTTCCGGCACTGGTTCTCCAGACTGCCGGAATAGAAGAAAAGGACGAATACTGGCAGCAGGTAGTTGAGCAGATACACGTTGTATCAGACAAATATAATAAAAACGGCTTTGTGGATCACATGCTTACAGCCTATGCGGATTATCTAGACAAGATGCATAAGAAAGCTAAAAATCTGAACAAGGAGAAAATCAATGAACAAAATGAAGGAGTATGAGCGAGGAAGAGAGGATGGTCTTGGTTTGGCGCTCAGAATCGTTAGAGATGGCGGTATAGAAGCGCTTGAGAGGGAAATAAAATTCCGGGGCATTACAGGAGTACATACCTCTTTAGCCAGTAAGGACCTGGATAAAGCAGCGCAGAAGATTAAAGAAATGACACTTGATACATTTACAATCCTTGGAATTGCCGTTTTGCATGATGATTTCGGATTTGGACAGAAACGCTGCCAGAAGTTTATGGACGGCATGGACAGGGGGGCTGATTATCTGATTGATGATATGGCGACCTGGGAGGATTACAGAAGATCAATCAAAGAGGAACTGAATCTTGATTTGAGATTCCGAATTAACGATTAAGCGAGGTGCTATTGATGGGGAAATACAATACAGAGCGCAAACACAAAGAGGGACAGGAGATGTATAAAGCGGTATATCACTTTATCTTGAAATATTACCGTAAACACCGCTATATGCCATCCACAAGAAATATTGCAGATGGATTAGATATTTCAATGGCTACTGCAAGAAAACACTTTAATTTGCTTTTGGACAATGAATTACTTGTTAGCGAGGATCCGACAGAGCAGAGGGCGTATAGATTGAGTTATTCAAAGGTAGAGACCGATTAATCATGTACCAACTGCACAATAGCGCGCCAGTTGCTTACATGGGGAAAGTGAGGAAAATGAAAAAGATATTAGACGCATGTTGCGGAAGCCGAATGTTTTGGTTTGATAAGGAGAATCCAGATGTACTGTTTGCAGACAATCGAGAGGTTCGTACAACGCTGTGTGACGGAAGAGAACTTTTAATAAAGCCTGATATAAACATGGATTTCAGAAATATGCCGTTTGATGACGAAACATTCAAAATTGTAGTTTTTGACCCACCACATTTGATTAATGCAGGAAGCAGTTCATGGCTTGCTAAAAAATACGGAATCCTTCCAAAAGATTGGAAACCATATTTGAAAGCCGGATTTGATGAATGCATGAGAGTGTTAGAAAATGATGGAATTTTAGTTTTTAAATGGAGCGATGAGCAACTTTTATTTTCAGAAGTATTGAAATGCTTTGGTACTAAACCGCTGTTAGGAGATAAACGTGGGAAGACCAGATGGGTGATTTTTATGAAGTAGGAGGATACAAAATGAGAAAGTACACAATAAATCTTCCAAGAGGACTGGAAGTAGATATTTTTAATTTACCAGAGGATTTCAAAGAACAGGTTGAAGAAACATTCAAAGAGTATACATCTGGAATAGCAAAAGCGTATATGTACGCTGACAAGTTAGGATTCATTGACCGTTGCGTAGAATGCCTGAACGGTAATGAGGATTCAGATAAGGTTGTAAATTCACTGGTTGAAGAAGCGATGATTGCCGAATGGAGAAATAATGGTGAAATTATTGAGGAAGATGATATATACAGTTTTGAATTTATGGAAGATTGCTACAAGAAAGGCAAGGAAGATGCAAAACTGAACTCTCATTTCGGAACTGACGATCATCACATTTACGATCAGATTCAGAAAGTTCTGGTGCAGGTAATTACAATTGTGATGAATTATGAAGATAAGGAGGACGCAAAATGTTAATCAGAAGTCAGGATAAAACAATAATAGTAAATATTGATAATGCTTTCAGTATTGCAATTCGAGACATTAATGGAGCGGCATCAATATATGTCGGAAGTCAAGGCGGTTGTTGCATTATCGCTGAATATTCCACCAGAGAAAAAGCCATGAAGGTACTGGACATGATTCAGGAAGCCTATGGAGATTCGGAATACACAAAATATGTAATTCCAGAAGTATGTAGGATATTAAGTATGAAGCCAAAAACGGAAGAAAACAAAGCACATGCGGGAGAACTTGGAGAAATGCTCAAAAAAGGAATGACGTTCCAGATGCCAGAGGATAGCGAGGTGGAAGCATGAAGTACAGAAAGAAACCAGTTGTAATTGATGCACTTCAGTGGACTGGTACAAATCATCGAGAAATGTTCGATTTCCTGACGGACTATCAGTGTACAGACCAGTACATATCGGCAGAAGGCAAGAATTTCTATATTGACCATTGGAAGGTTCCGGGTGGTCTGGTTATTAAAACACTCGAGGGCGAACATCTGGCGAATATTGGTGATTATATCATCCGCGGTGTCCACGGTGAATTTTATCCATGTAAATCAGATATATTCAGAGAAACTTATGAGGAGGTGGAAGGGTGATTTTAAACCAGAAAGACCAGAAAATCTGCGATAAATATAGCGCCTATGATAATTCTGGACGCGTACATTGCTGGGAATGCCCTTTAATTAAGGGCGACCCGAGTCAATATGATTTTCGGTGCAAAGCAAACAGCCATTATAACAGGAAAAAACAGGAATGGGAATATGACGAAAACGAGCAAAGTAGAAAGTTTGAGGAATTTCTTAAAAGATATTATTAGGAGGTCATGATGAGCAGAGTACGAACCAGATTAGAGCAGTACAAAGCTGAGATAGAAAAGAAATCGCAGTATAAGAATGGACTTCCAGGGAGTGCGCTGGATATTGTAAACACTCTTCTGGCGGATTTAGAAGCTGATGAAGAAAGAATTCTGTACGATTTGGAAGAGTATCTTTTTAATAACTACGGAATAGATAGCGATTTAGGTGTTGATGAAATTGTGAGAAGGGGGGGCGGAAGCATGAGTCATATCAAAGACAGATTAAAGCAGTACAAGGATAAATATTCGGACTGCTACAAATACGCTGGGGTACATGTCAAAGTTATTCAAGATATGATTGAGCAGCTTCTGGCCGATTTGGCGCAAGACGAGAAAGAAAATGGTTGGATTCCGGTCAGTCAGAGATTGCCAGAGAAAGACGGAAGGTATCTGGTGACGTTTAAGAACGGAATAAAAGTTTGTATGGTAGGATATGGCTCTTGCATGAGAACTGCACTAGGATATCCAATTGGACATGGCTGGTATAGCTTGGAAGAAGCGCAATATTATGCGGAGGATAGTATTATTGCATGGATGCCACTTCCGGAACCGTATAAGGAGGATTGACAATGACAAATGAGACGAAAAGGAAAAGAATTTCCAAATCTGTGAGAGAACAAGTGTACAAGAAATGTCATGGACATTGTGCATATTGTGGATGCTTGCTTGACTATAAAGATATGCAAGTAGACCATGTAATTCCACTAAGAGTAGGTGGGAACGATGACATTTCGAATATGCTTCCAGCATGTAGAAGCTGCAATCATTACAAAGCCGCTCTTGATTTAGAACAGTTCAGAGAATATGTACATCAGATTCCCAAAAGATTAAAGAGAGATAGCATTCCATTTCAAGTCGGATTCAGATTTGGAGTAGTAAGTTGCCAGACAGAGCCAGTTAAGTTTTATTTCGAGGAGCAGGAGGACAAGTAATGAGACTGATTGATGCTGATTTATTGAAAAGAAATATAACAAAATGGTTGAAACCATCTAAACCGGATGAAACAGAAATGATAGAGGTTGCAGATGCTCTTGTTAGTACGATGATGGAAATTGACGAGCAGCCGACAGCTTTTGATGTGGACAAGGTTATTAGTGAATTGAAAAGGGATAAATTCGTTGAATCAGAATGTATCTTATCTGACGTACATCAAGGATATAATGCTGGACTGAGCAGGGCGATAGAAATCGTGAAAGGCGGTGGAGTTGAATGAGTAAAGGCAAGGACATTTCAACCATGTTTACGAAAGAGGAAAATAAAAAAAATGGAAGACTTGGGTATGGACTGGCTACAAGAGAAAAAGATACTATCATTAGTCCTTCACAATATGGAGCGTTTTTGCAGAAAAGAGGTAGGAGAAGATGAGTAAATCAGTATTAGTGATAGATACGCCAGAATCTTGTGAGGGTTGCTGTATGTTTTGCTATACCTATCACAGATTTCAGTGTTTAATAACTGGTAAAACAATTGAAAATTCAACTGATAGACCTGAGCGGTGTCCAATGCGACCGTTACCAGATAAAATCAAAACACCAAAACTTACAAGCGGTTATGACCTTGGATATAAAGATGGATATGATAAGTGCTTGGCTGAGATTACAGGAGAGGTGAAATAGATGATTGATCTAGCGAATAAATGTGTATTAATCAGAACACATGAAGAGTATGAAAATATTCTGAAAGCAGCAAAAAAACAAGGATATAGATGGTACGGCGGAAAAGAAACGTATCCATATCCCTTTGAAGAGCAGCAGATCCCGGATATATTAAAGTTCTATGGCAATAAAGAACTAACAAGAAATGCCAGCCTTACACTGGGATATGACCTTACACTGGGATATGAATTAGTAGAAGCATCAGACTTAACTGAAAATGAGAAGAAGATCAAAGATGCTATAAACCTTGTCAGAACGTTCGCTAAATACCCAGGCAGAACAGTATTGACGGATACATTCATTGAATCGTTGAAGTTACTTGCAGATACTGTAGAAAGTCAGATGGAAGAGGTGAAATAGATGGAGAGATTAACAGATTATTCAGACGATGAATGCACATATATCATTGGCGTTGGGAATAAAACTTGCGAAGAATTTTGTAAAAACGCAGTAGATGGATGCAAGAATTGCTATATCCAACAAGTGTTTAAAAAACTTGCTGACTATGAAGACTTGGAAGACCAGGGCTTGTTTGTAAGACTGCCGTGTAAGATTGGAGACACGGTTTATAGAGTAAATGCCGGAGCCAAGCAACCGATTATTTCGATGAATGTTAAAGAAATTCATTTTCTCTGTTACAAAAATGAACGTGCTGTAAGGTTTGACGCAATAGGCAAAGAAGATATGGGAGAAAGTTGCTACCGTTTAGAAGATATTGGAAGAATAGTATTTCTCACCCGCGAAGAAGCCGAGAAGAAGTTGGAGGAGATGAAGAAATGAAAGTAAAAGATGTGATAAAGGCAACAAAAATAGAAGGACCTGGGGTAGATATATGTATTAACAAAGTTTTGAATTTTCGCCTCTATGCTTACAATAATGGTAAAGTTGCATGGATGAAACTTCCACAAGACATAGAAAAAAGAATATTGAATTTGAATGTTGATTCTTATAAAATAACATCTTATTCAAAAGAATCAGTTTATGTGAATATTGAGACAACAGACATAAATAAAGACGGGATATTTATTCGAAATTAGCAAATTCGAGAGAATCAGAAAGGATGAAGAAAAATGATTGATAGTTTAATAGCATTTACATTTGGAATAATATTCGGGTCATTTGGCACTATTTTCTTGGTTGCACATTTTAGCGGCAAGCGTAAATAGCAATGAAAAGGAGTGATGATATGCGTACAAGGCAAAAGTCACTTGTTGATTTTGGCGTATATCCAGAAGATATTAACCGTTTAAAGGATATATGCCAGAAAGCTACACCAGAGCAGAGACACGATATTTTACACTGCTGCATAAGCTCTTGCCCGCCGGGGATTGAACTTTTGGTGTATGAATCTATTGTAACAAACAAATCCTATGACCGTATCATGAAAACGAAATACATACCGGCAAAGCGAGACGATTTCTACGCATACAAGCGCAAGGCAATGGCTATGTTTTATGATACTCTAAGAAAACTAAGAGAAATATAATAATACAATTAATATTAAAATGTGGGGACAAATTTTTCTGCCATGTATGGTAATATAGTATATATCTATGACTATGTACCATATGTGGCAGTTTTTTGCGAGGTGATAATGTGGCGAACTTAAAAGCAGTTACGAGAAAACTTCAAAAAGCTATATTATCTACTGGATTAATTATAAAAATCGGAACATCACAATTCTACAGCCATGAGCAGGAACGATTGATAACAGTAACAATTATATCAACGTCAGTATTCAGACCAACGAAACATGGAAACTGGAAAGATTGTGATTATGAAATATTACGAACTGCATCCCAGTATGATGTAGTCATGTGCCTAAAAGAAATATGGGAGGCGGTCAGAAAATGAGGATAGACAGAGGTGATTAGATGGACTTGACGCCTAAACAGAAAGCGTTTGCAGATGAATATATAAAGAATGGCGGAAATGCATCTGATGCCGCAATAAAGGCTGGATATGCTGAGAAAAACGCAAGAGTGATAGGAAATCAGAACTTAACAAAACTTAACATTTCTGAGTATATAGCTAAAAAACAGTCTCTCATCGAAAAACAAAAAGGCACTGACATCATGTCCCTGGCAGAAATCCAACAGCGCCGTTCCATGATTGCAAGAGGTGAGCTGACTGATTCATTCGGGTTCGCCCCGGACTTCTCCGATCAGCTGAAATCTATGAATGATCTGGAGAAAACGCTTGCTATAAAAGAAGCCAGAGAAGAACAGAAGAAAGCAGAAGAAAAAGCCAGATTACAAAGTGAATATCATATTGATCTGGATATTGTCCCGGACGTATTTCATAAAATGATTAGAGATATCCGGAAAAAGAAACATAGCGAGTATATTCTCCCTGGTGGACGTGGTTCCATGAAGTCCTCAACTATATCTCTGATCATACCGGAACTGCTGAAGAATAATCCAAATATGCACGCCTTGATTCTTCGAAAAGTCGGGAACACAATAAAAGATTCTGTTTACGCTCAGATGAAATGGGCTATTGATAAATTGGATCTAAATGAGGAATTTATGTGCAAGGTGTCTCCTATGGAAATCACATACAAGCCCACCGGACAGAAGATTTACTTTCGCGGTGCTGATGATCCGTTGAAGATTAAGTCTATCAAGCCGGAGTTTGGTTATATCGGCATTGTCTGGTTCGAGGAACTTGACCAGTTTGCCGGCCCGGAAGAAATACGAAATATTCAGCAGTCTGCTATCCGAGGTGGAAATGAAGCATATAAGTTCAAGTCGTTCAACCCGCCTAGGAGCAAGAATAACTGGGCGAATGAATATACAGCAGAAGCAGAAGAAAAAGATGATAGCGCACTGGTTGTGCATAGTACATATCTTAATCTTGACATTGAACAGGAATGGCTTGGAGATATATTCCTTGCAGATGCTGAACATCTAAAAGAAGTAAATCCAGACGCTTATGACAACGAGTATTTAGGACATGCCAACGGTAATGGCGGGAACGTCTTTGAATATATTGAAGAACGTACCATTACGGATGAAGAAATCAGCCACATGGATAAAGTGTACCAGGGGTGTGACTGGGGATTTTTTCCTGATCCGTATGCTTTTATCCGCTTGTATTACAACCATAACACTGAAGAGATATATCTCATTGACGAAATTTACGAAAATAAATGGGGAAATAGGAAGTCAGCAGACGAGATTCTAAAAAGGAAATACGATGATTATACTATCACTTGCGATTCAGCAGAACCTAAATCAATTAATGATTATAGAGATTTTGGACTTCCGGCAAGGGGCGCAATAAAAGGCCCTGGAAGTGTAGAATATTCTATGAAATGGCTTCAAACAAGAACTATTGTTATTGACCCTAAGAGAACGCCTAATGCTTATAAAGAGTTTTCGGAATACGAATACGAAAGAGATAAAGACGGAAACGTTATAAGCGGATATCCTGATGAGAATAACCATTTAATCGATGCCTGTAGATACGCAACAGAATCATTGTGGAGGAGAAGAGGGAATAATGCTTAAAAGAGGGTACAGTCTAAAATATAGACGAATATATAAAATCTGGCAGGGAATTCGTCAGAGATGCAATAACCCCAATGACAAAGATTATGAAGACTATGGCGGAAGAGGAATAAAGGTTTGCAAAGAATGGAATAAAAGTTCAGAAGCGTTTGTTCTATGGGCATTAGAAAATGGATATGCTGATAATTTGAGTATTGATAGAATAGACACAAATTCGGACTATTCGCCAGAAAATTGCAGATGGGCAACATGGACTCAGCAGGCAAGAAACAAAAGAATGGAAAAAATAAATTCAACTGGTGTTACTGGTGTTTCCATGGACAGAGGGAAATATAGAGCAACAATCTATGTAGATAATAAAAAAGTTGATCTAGGCAGGCATGACACGCTTGAAGAAGCAGCAGAAGCACGTAGGCAGGGTGAGATAAAATACTGGGGCGTGAGTGCATAATGGGACTTATAACAACACTAAAAAGGTGGTTTAACATGATATTCAAAAAACAAGCCGAAGAGGATTTTAATATCCAGGCAGCAGAATTCCCGGAGATGGAATCACTGATTAACCGGTGTGCGAACATCTACAGAGGTGCGCCGGAATGGCTAGATGATAAGAATAATATCAAGACGATTAATTTTGCTAAATCCGTGTGTTCCGAGACTGCCAGACTCGCAACATTGGCGATCGGCATTCAGATTGACGGCTCTGCAAGGGCAGCATGGTTACAGGAGCAAATTGACAAGGTATACTTCCAGATTCGTCATTGGGTGGAATATGGCTGTGCTTACGGAACCGTGTTCATTAAGCCAAACGGTGAGAGCCTTGACGTATTTACACCGGCTGATGCGATGATTGTAGATTACGACAATCAAGAAATTAAAGGGATTATATTCAAGGACTCTTATACGGTTGGACGGAAATACTACACAAGGCTCGAATATCATAGATTTGTCGAGACCACCGTGGACGGAGTGACAACCTATCCGTACTATGTATCTAATAGAGCCTATGTGTCGAAATCTCCTCAGTCAATCGGTGACAGAATCGACCTCAAACAGACCAAATGGGCTGACCTCATGGCAGACACTCCGCCGATTCTTAAGGCGAACGGTGAGAAGCTGGACGGGCCTCTGTACGGAGTACTGCGGACACCGCAGGCGAATAACGTGGATATTAACGCACCATTGGGTTTGCCAATATTTGCCGAAGCCATTGAGGAGTTAAAAGACCTCGATATTGCATACAGCAGAAATGCAAAAGAAATCCTTGATTCTAAGCGGACTGTTCTAGCAGATGACAGATTGTTGATGCCGAGTGGATCACCAGTAGCAGCTATGACACCGCAGGCCATGGAGCACAGATGCAAAGAAATGAGCTTGCCGGATTATGTGAAAAATGTATTCGGACAGGATGAAAAAGAGTTTTATCAAGAAATCAATCCGATTTTAAACACGGATACCCGTATAAGCGGCATAAATGCCCTTTTAAGCCAGTTAGGGTACAAGATTGGATTCTCCAACGGGTACTTTGTTTTCAACGAATCTAGCGGTATTCAGACAGCTACAGGAGTAGAAGCGGAACAGCAGAGGACAGTGCAGTTTGTCAAGGATGTAAGGGATAAGTTAGAGTCTTGCCTAGATGAAGTTATTTACGCATTGAACGTTTACGCCGACCTGTACGGACTTGCACCTGTTGGGGCTTATGAAGTCAATTATGATTTTGGAGACATCCTCTATGTCAGAGAAAACGACCGTGCAAGATGGTGGCAGTATGTGACAACTGGTAAAGTTCCTGCATGGATGTACTTTGTAAAGTTTGAAGGATTCAGTGAAGAGGATGCGAAAACTCTCGCAGATGAAGCGAATAAGGAAAACAAAGCAAGCGGATTATTTGGGGATGAATAGCCTATGAAGATCAATAATCATGTTGGAAATGTACATATCAAATTCGATACAAAGCGAATTGACAGCAATTTGAAAGAAGCGCAAGCGAAACTGAACATGCAGATTGTAGCGGACTGCGAGCCTTATGTACCTTTCCAGCAAGGAGCATTGAGAAGTAGCGTAAGATACCCGCAGGGAATTGACGGTGGCGAGATTGAATATAATACTCCTTACGCTCATTATCTGTACACGGGCGAGGTATATGGTCCGAATATTCCGCTCAAGGATGCACAAGGCAATATTATCGGATGGACATCTCCACCTAAAAAATCACCCACAGGGAGAAGATTACAATACCATACACCAGGAACGTCCGATCACTGGTTTGATCGTGCTAAGCAGGAACATCTATCTGATTGGGTGCGGCTTGTAAAAGAAACGGCAGGTGGTAAATAATGCTTCCACCAGAGTATTTCCACGGAAAAGAAAAAAGGATCCTTGTGATTTATCAGGAACTGGAAGATTTCATTATGACGGATATTTCCCGGCGCATTCTACAGACTGGCGGTATGACTGCCACAGCTGATCGGCTTATCTGGAAGCTCACGCAAATGGGAGAAAGCAGAGCCGCCATTGAACAGAAACTGCAGAAGCTTACAAAAATGACACAGCCAGAGCTTAGACGGATCCTGCAAAATGCCGTGATGACATCTTGGGATAATGATAAAGATATCCTTTTAGGGATTGACGAGAATATAAGTCCGCCATTGCAAAATCCAGAAGTCATTGCTGTGATGGACGCAGAATTTAAAAAGACATTAGGAGAGCTTAGCAACCTGAGTAGGACTACCATAAATCAATCTCAGCGTGATCTAATTAATCTGCTGGACAAAGCCGAAATCCGTGTTTCTTCCGGCGTGCAATCTTACACCTCTGCAATTTGTGATGTGTTGGACAATTATGCCAAAAAAGGAATTATGGTGGATTATCCAACAAGCGGTGCAAAAAGAACCCTTGAAGCAGCTGTGAGGTGCTGCGTAGTAACAAGTATGAACCAGACAGCGGCGCAGATCACTAATCAGTATATTGTGCAGGAAAAGACAAATTACGTCCTCGTATCAGCCCATCTGGGAGCTAGAACAGCACAGAAAGGACAGCCTCCTTGCGGAGATCATTCGTCCTGGCAGGGAAAACCTTACTCAATAGTTGGATCGGAACCGGGATATCCAAATCTTTTGGAGAGTACCGGATATGATATAAGTCCGAAAACCGGACAAGGAACCGTTGTGGATCCGCACGGACTGCATGGGTGGAATTGCAAGCATAGTCACCAACCATGGGCAAAAGGATTGCGGAATCCCTGGGCAGACGAGCACAAGATTGATTCTGAAGAGAATAAGAAGATCTACGAAGATACCCAGAAGCAGCGAGCTATGGAGCGCTCTATTAGAGCAACTAAACGCCAGCTGATAATGAAGAACGAAGAAATCAACTCAGACGATATACCAGACTCTGAAAAAGAAAAACTTAGATCAGAATATGATCGAATGGCTTTTAAGTTGACTGAACAGAATAAGGCATACAATAAATTCTGCCAGGACAACAACCTTGCAGCACAATATTACCGAAACAAGGTAGCAGACTTTGGATATAAGCAGCAGTCCAGGGCAAATGCAGGGGCAAAAAGATTTATGAGGGCAAAGTGAGGTAGATATGGAAAGATGGGTATATTTTAATCCGAATCCAGCCGGGAATCGTGTAGGTGACTGTGCTGTCCGGGCGATATGCAAGGCGTTAGAGCTTGACTGGGAGACGGTATTTACAGGATTAATGGTATATGCTTGCTCACTATCCGATATGCCAAGCGCAAATTACGTATGGGGTTCATACCTGGCAAAGCAAGGATTCCATAGAAAGCTAGTGGAGCAGTCGGAGAGGTATATTTATACAGTAAATGACTTCTGCGCAGATCATCCGAACGGCACGTACATTCTCTGCATAGATGGCCATGTGGTGACGGTACAAGACGGCAAATATTATGATACATGGAATAGTGGTAATGAGATCCCGGTATATTACTGGGAAAAGGAGTAGCTAAATGAGCATATCAGAATTTGTACAAGTATTCCTCTCAATTTGCGGAGGAGTGTCTATTGTCGGAGGAGCGGTGGCCGTAATTCTTAAGTGGATTACTCCGGCATTTCGACTCAACAAGCGAGTTGAAACACTGGAAGAACATGATAAGCGTGACTTTGAAAGTCTTCAGAGGATCGCGGAGCGTGATTCATTGATTCTGGAAGTACTATCAACCATGTTGGATAGTCAGATCAGTGGGAATAATGTTGAGGAATTAAAAAAAACAAAACAGAAGCTCACGGAGTATCTTGCGCAGAATCAGCGTTAGCATTAGTAAGGGGTATGCTCATGAAATTATATGTGTTCACGAAAAAAGATATAGACAGGTTCTTGATAGAGTGTAATTTCACACCAGACGAAGAAAGACTGTTCCGGCTGAGATGTCAGGAGCGCACTCTTGAATACTGCGCTGAACAGATGAACGTGAGTATATCAACAGCAAAGCGGTTAAGCCGGAGGGTAAATAATAAAATAATCAAAGTGTGCTGATACTTTTTGGATACTAATTAGAGCCAGAAACGACCTGTTTCCGGTTCTTTTTTTATGCAAAAATATAATCAGAAAGGCGGTGTATAAGATGGCATTATATAACAATCCTTATCAATATAGCTTTGGCGTTCCTGGGCAGATGAACCAGTTCCAGCAACAGCCTGTCCAGATGCCAGCTCAACCAGTACAACAGCAGCAGAACAATAATGGTATCCTGTGGGTATCCGGCGAAGTCGGCGCAAAATCCTATCTGGTAGCACCCGGGACAAGTGTTTTACTGATGGATTCAGAATCAGAGAAATTTTATATAAAATCCACAGACGTATCCGGCATGCCGCAGCCACTGCGAACGTTTGAATACAACGAGGTAGGCTCTCAGATGCCGCCTAAACAGACTGTTCAGAACATGGACAGTAAATACGTCACCAGACAGGAATACGACGATTTAAAGGGCAAATACGAAGCTATCATAAACCGATTAAATTCTTTTTCTGAACCTGTTAGGGCTAATACCGTGCAGGAATCAGCAAACAAGGGAGGAAATGCAGATGAGTAATCCATTATTTAACACACTTGGCGGTGGGATGCCACAGGGAAACGGACCAATGCAGATGATACAGCAGTTTATGCAGTTTAGGCAGAATTTTAAGGGGGACCCGAAAGCAGAAGTTGAGAAGATGCTGCAGTCTGG